AGGGTCACCTTGATAAGCAGGTTCTGCGCCAGTGCGCAGCTGGAAATACGCTACCCCTCTCAGACGAGACTGGCTTTGTGCAACTGACTGAAATTATACCTGAAAGCCTGGAGATGTGACGGAGATGTTATTTTTAAAGGCAGGGTCTGAGAGGTGATGCCTTCCCCCCGGTGAGAGGAGAAGGCATAGGCATGCTGCTAACCGGTTTTCGCGATCATTTTATGGTAGCGGTTAAGCCATTTGCCGCTGTTAAGTCGCCACCAGAAGAAGATGCCACGCACCGTCCAGTCGAGGAACATCCCCAGCCAGACGCCGGTGACGCCCATGCCAAGTTGAATGCCCAGCAGATAACCGACCACGACGCGCGCGCACCACATACTGAACATCGACACATACTATGGGGTAAGAATCATTTCTGCACTGATCGGAGAACATGTGGAATCAACGCCAACCCTTCAGCGGCGTGGGATTGGAAGGATTCAAGGATTTTGCACTAGTCGCAATAAAATGACCGAAAAATGATTTTTTTGCGATCTTTTTTGCATTCGAATGATTGTGGTTTAAGTGAGTTTGAAAGGCGTTTAAACAGATTTTAAGAAATCGCTTACACGCTTGGCTTAAGTCAAATTAAGCATAAGCCGAAACTATTACAAACTGATTAGTACCAGCCTATGCTCACTTAGCTAGCCTGCCTCTTATCAGATGCTGGGCTGGCAGTGTTGCTCAGATCACCCTCTTCAGGTGCCCCTTTTTTGGCTTCTGCATACGCATCAATGAGATCTATTGCTCTTTCTTTTAACTCCAGCGGGAGTAGCATAAAGGCCTCTTCGAGTGTTGCATCATGTTCGGCTAGCTTGATGATGCTACGTGCACCGCCGTTAATGATGATTTTCAAAAGAGCTTCAGCCTCAGCCTTCCCCATAAATTCGAACGCAGTCGCCCAGGCGGTGCGGAGATGTTCTTTGTCCACACTACCGCTCTTGTCGTTGGAGTTATTATCATGCATCAGGCTTCGCTCTGGTTGATTCTTATTTGATTCATTCGCGCCAAATGCTAGCCAATCAAGAGAAATATCCTCAGCAAAAGCTATAGCCTGCATAGCCACGAATGATGGTTCTGTTCCACGGGTAATGTAGTTATTCAATGTTGAGAATGATAGCCCCCACTCCTTAGCAGCAGCTCTTACGCTCCGCTCACCAATTACAGATTTTAAACGCCGGATGAAGTTTTCTTTTCTGTCCTCATCAAAAGCAAATTTGTTTTCTTTCCGATATTCCATTTTCTTTTCCACATAACCGATTGATTTTAAATGCATTGATTCAAATTGAGGTCACTAAAGGCAAAAATCGAAAACTAAGTGGGAAATTTGCTTTACATGAGGGAAATATGGATCAATACTTTTATCCGAAGAGACAACCTGTGGCTTATCCCTCGGGATAACTTTTTAGGATAGTTGAATGATGAATCGAAAAGAAGATCTGCATGTCGATATGCACCCTGAAGATATCAAAGGTGAGCTGCACAAGCGTGGCCTGTCACTTGCTGAGCTTGGTCGCAGAAATGGTTATTCGGCTGGCTCATTGAAATCTGTTTTGCGTACACCGTCGAAGCCTCAGCAACAGATTGTTGCGGATGCTCTCGGAATGTCGCCGGAGCTGATTTGGCCAAGTCGGTATAAAACCGAAAGCTATATGCGCAAGGTCTCCTGATATGTTTGTCACAGTGAATGAGTTAATGGGCCTGCCGGGTTTGCCGGGTACGCTTCAGGGGCTGAGATTCACTCTGAATAAGCGTGCTGCGGGCTTGCCTGAGCTGGTGCGTCGCCGAGAAGGTACTAAAGCCTTTGAGTATCACATTGACTGTCTGCCGGATGCGGCTCGGGAAGTGGTGAAACAGCGCCTGATGAAACAGGTGATTGAATCATCAGAAGGTGCCGGGGTCGTTGCGCCGGTCAGTGTTGCGGTCAAGGCTAAGCAGGAACTGGTTCTGATGCAGGAATGCCCGGCGCTGGCGAAGCGTGAGACGGACCGGCTGACTGAGAAACAGCGCAGAATTGCTGATGCGCGGTGTGTGCTGGTGATGGAGGTTGATCGCCTGCGTTCGCTTGAGGGGATTAAAGCAACCCGCACGGGGGCGGTTGAGTATGTCGCTGAGCAGTCGCGCATGGGTTTCAGGTCTGAGCGCCTGCAGCAGGCGGCTGAACTGGCCAACGCCCGTAAGGGAAAGCGTGCCGGTATCAGCGTTCGCAGCCTGCAGGACTGGTACTCGCTTTATCACTCCACCACAAACAGCCTGGAACGTCTGGTTTTACTGGCTCCGGGCCAGCCCAAAAAGCTGCAGCCTGATGATTGTGCCTGGTGGATAGCGTTCAAGTCTTATTACGGCACGCCCACGGGTGATTCGATTAAGGCGACGTGGCGTAAATTCAAAAAGTGGTGGGAAGATCAATATCACGATCAGCCTGCTGTGCTGGCGGTCATGCCCTCGTACGACATTGTGCGGCGCATGCTGAAGAAAGAGCCGCTTTATAAACGCATGCAGGGTCGGGTCAGTGGTTCTGCCGCCAGAGCGTATGACGTCTACAGCAAGCGCGACTGGTCAGTGATGCCGGTAAATGGCATCTGGATCGCGGATGGTAAGTCGCTGGATATGAAGGTGCTGCACCCGGTTTACAACCGTCCGTTCACGCCGGAGCTGACGCTGGTTATTGATGGTCGGACACGCGTAATTGTCGGGTGGAGCCTGTCTTTATCAGAGAACCGTTTTGCGGTAGCGGAGGCTTACCGTCACGGCATGGAGAAATACGGTAAACCGTTGTTTGTATATTCCGATAATGGCGGCGGTGAAAAAAATAATATGCTCGATGCCGATATCACCGGGATATTTCCCCGCATGGGCATAAACCACATGACCGGTATTCCGGGCAACCCGCAGGCGCGCGGGATTATTGAGCGTCTTAATGGTGTGGTGCCGATTGCTATCGCACGGCAGTTCGCCACTTACAATGGCCATAACGTTGATCCTGAGCATCAGCGGGTTATGGGTAAAAAAATGGTCAGTCTGACCAACGCTCTGCGCCAGGGTAAAGAGCTGACCACCGAGCAAAAGCGGACGCTGGGGCTGATACCAGACTGGCAGGCACTGACGGTGGCCATCCAGGCGGAGATCGACGCCTATAACACGTCTCATGAGCATAGTGAGCTGCCAAAGGTGAATGGTAAGCACCTGTCACCCCTGGCATACCGCAGGCACGCTCTTGAAACAGAGGGTGACGATATTGAGTATCTGACGGCGGACGAGCTGCACGATATGTTCCTGCCGGAGGAAACCCGCACAGCGGCACGCGGCTGGATTCAGCTGGGTACGAATAATTACTACGCTAGAGAGCTGATAGAGGTTGACCAGGAAAAAGTGCGTGTCGCCTTTAATCCTCTGGATGCTAAAGAAGTTTATATCCGCAGGCTGGATGGCACGTTCGTCTGTACGGCCATCTGGAACGGAAATACAAACGCACCTGTTCCGTTAACGCGGGTTGAGAAAGCACTTAACGAACGTGCCCAGCGTCAGATTAAGCGCGGTCAGGCGGTGATACAGGATGCGAAAGACTCCCTGCGGCCCGCCATCGAGCACCGCGAGCCGCTGGATATTAGCATGTTTGCTGCGCCGGAGCCGATTGAGCAGGAGGAAGAGATTTATATTTTCGCCAGTCAGGAAAAGTTCGCCGCTAAAAAAGCCGGAAATTATTAAAAGGTAATTTAAATGAGCATTAAAGAAAATGTTATCCAGTTTATGGAGGGGAGCGGCTACACCCAGAAACAGGTCGCCGCTAAATCGAATTTAAGTACAGCAACCGTATCGCAATATCTGAGTGGCACCTATAAGGGCAATATCAGCACTATCGAAGCTAAATTACGTGATTTTTTGTTTCGTGAGGCGAAGCGTCTGCATGGTGATGTGGAATTTGTGCCAACCACGCTGGCAAAAACGGTGCTGGAAATTATCGACATTACCCATTCTGACTGTGATATCGGCGTGATTTATGGCGCTGCCGGTATAGGTAAAAGTATGGCGCTGAGAGAGTACGCCCTGCGCGACAGCGCGGCGATACTGATTGAGGCCGATCCGGGTTACACCGCCAAAGTGCTGCTGCAGGAGCTGTGCATCAAACTACGGGTGAAGAAGACCAGCGGCACAATCCATGAACTCAGTGAGCGGTGCATAGAGGCGCTTCAGGGGACAGGCTGGATTGTGATGATCGATGAGGCGGAACTGCTGCCCTATCGTGCGCTGGAGGTTATGCGGCGCATTCAGGACTGCGCACACTGCGGCCTGTTACTGGCGGGCATGCCGCGTCTGTTGCTCAATCTGATGGGGTCCAGAGGGGAATACGAGCAGCTGTATAGCCGCGTCAGTCTTGCGCTCGATCTGGATGATATGAAGCAACTGAGTGAAGAGTCCGACTTTAACGACATTCTGACCAATATTCTCAAAGGCGGACTGCCTGATTATGTGCTCACGGATGAGGTTTTAGCGGCATTCAGAAAAGAGTCGGGAGGGAATTATCGCCGCATGTACAAGCTGGCGCGGTCAGTGATTCGCGCCAGTAAGACGCGGAATCTGCCTGTATCACCTCTGGTTATTGAGAAATACGGGAAGATGTTAATTAAGCAAAAAACTTTCTTTTAAATATCACCCTGAAATATTCAGATTAATTATGTGGGGAAAACAGCATGAAAACTCTGGTTAAAAAAGAAACTGACGCGCTGAATCGTATTTCTGAACGTCACCACTCACCGTTAATGATTGACAAATATATCTGCATTTATCGCGCCCGCCGCAATGATGAACTGCTGCCCTACGTGACCGTCGACTCTTATCAGCTTATGCGCGACCACCGTGGGCTGCCTGATGCAATCAGGGGGCTTGGTCGTCATAACTGGAATGTAGATAAGTGGGAAAGTGAAATGCGGGTGGTTCACTGGGGCTGCATCACCTCGCGCCAGCAGTTCCGACAGATATTGCTGGCGGCAAGAGAAGAGCTTCGCAACAGGCAGGTATGGGCTGAACGTATTTACCCTGAAGGTCGCCGTGAATGGGTAATCAGGGATTGCGCCAGTGCTTTTGGACGTCACGCATCAATAAATTAAGTTCTGAAATACACAGTCTAATTAAATAAGGAAAATAGTATGAAGGTTCAAGTTAAACGCGGTTTCGTGGAAAGTAATAAACGTGATTACTTTCACCCTTCACTGGCGTCTCTTGATGGTCGGTATGTGGATGTTATTTGCGGATTATCCAGTAGTCGTGTCGATGTGTACTGGCATGGCAAATTTTATTGTGAGGCTGCGTATGTACCCGCATCACAATCAGCCTTGCCACCTATGAAACCTGCAGAGAAAGGCCGGATCGAGCGTGCTCTGCACGGACGCACACGCCGGTCTGCTCATTACCCGATGATGGGTGAATTCCCAGCCATTCCAGACAATTGCCGCTGCAGGTCTGCCATTCGTAGTGAGAATTCGCTGTGGCGTGAGATGCGCAGAACGGCACGCAGTTGTCGCCGGTTGCGCCGCGCAAAAACGCAAAATAATCAGTTCGAGAAGATTCTCTCGGCCTTGCTGGAAGCGCACGTCGAACAGATGGCGATGCTTAAAAAGCTGGATAAATGCATTCAGGAACTCAGGGGTTAATCATGGAAAAACAGGTTATTAACTGCCGCCGTTCGCGGGCGCTATCGGCAATCTGTGCTCAGGGTGGCCGGATTATCGGGTTTGAGAAAAATCATGTTGTGCCAGTTATACGGGCTATTCCACCTGCAGGTGGCGTCTCCTGCTCAGTGTTCGAGGTGCTGGAAGTTGTGAATGGTGTACGGCAGCGGGTGCTTACATCGGTTATTCAGGGTTGTACGGTTATCTGGGGGTAATTATGGCGGCAAAACTTGAAGTGGTCATTACTGAGCATGGTGACCGAATGGAGTTTGATATTAAAGGGACTGGCGAGCGCACTTATCGTGAGGAGGCGGACATGGACATGATTATCGGGGTTATCAGGTCGGCTGTGGCCCGGCGCGCTGGCGGAGCGATGCAAACCAGGTGTGGTTGCCCTGCCTGCACTGAGAGTCGGAAACGCGAGGCTGAAAATGACGGTTCGAATATTCATTGACGTTAAGTTAGGTGAGTCGGGTTTTGTGGTTAACCCGGAAATCAAAGTCGATCCCAATAATCACACCGTGTCTGAAATGAATATTGCCACCAGTACTGTGAGTTATGCGATGGCCCTGGCGGCGCAGTTTAATCAGGTGCATCTGAAAGCAAAATGTATTAATGGAGAAAGTCATTATGTCGGATAAGCAGCAATCAGCGGACGTCGTTAGTGATGATTCGCTTAATGGGTGGCTGGTTAATGTCTCGGTGAAGATGGGGCGTGATGAGGCCGGCAAAGTCATTTACCAGGTTACAGGCGGAACGGCCATAGAAGATGTTCGGGACGAGTTACATGAGTTTGGGGCGCGGCTGATGGAGCATTGCACATGGGCTTGCATAGAAAAATTTGGCGTTAAAGGAGTGAATAATTATGGCAACTAAACCAAAGCGCATTAAAGCCGTTGCGGCGGTCTACGTTCCGCAGTGCAAAGAAGATGTGATCGGGGATATTAAAAAGCTGGGTGACCTGCAGCGCGAGCTGACGCGTACCGAAGGCGAAATGAACGACGCAATCGGGAAAATCACCGAGCAGCATGCACCAGCACTGGAGGTGCTTAAAAAGGATATTGAAACCCTGAGCAAAGGGATTCAGGGCTGGTGTGAGGCGCATCGTGATGAGCTGACGCAGAACGGCAAGACCAAGACGGCCAGTCTGATCACCGGCAAGGTCGAGTGGCGTAATCGTCCGCCATCAGTCGCGGTGCGTGGTGTGGATAGCGTGCTGGAAACGCTGCGCCGACTGGGTATGGACCGCTTCATCCGCACGAAGGAAGAAATTAACAAAGACGCCATCCTCAATGAACCTAAAGCTGTTGAGGGTGTAGCGGGTATAACGGTCCGCAGCGGTATCGAGGACTTCGCTGTTACGCCGTTTGAGCAGACTGCAGGAGCCTGATATGCAGAATCCGTCCAGCGTGAATCATGTTAACCAGTATGCGCGTTATGCCATTGGCGCGGTCAGGGCTGAGCGAGCCTGCCGTTATGGTGATGCGGCAGAACTTTGGGCAAAGGCGCAAATCTCACCGTGTGAGGCGCACCAGCGTAAATGGGCAATGCACCGGCGGGCTTACTGTCTGCGTGGTAGCGAGCTGAAATGGGGGAATAAATAAGTGAGGGCTGACGAGTTTAACGCGCTGTATTCGGTGGGCAGTCACTTTATCTATCAGCCTCATAAGTTTCTCAGAGGTGGCGATATGGTGAAAACGAAGGATGTCGCGCGTGATTTGAAGTCATCGACTGTTGTTGAAATAAGTCATGAGCCTTATTTCGCGAATGTGGATTCACTGACGCCGGTTGATGCAAAAGTAGTCTGATTTAAACCGCAATTAATCATCATTTAAATATGGCGTGAACCGTCAGGGGACTGCTCACGCCAAAATTCGCTAAGAGGTTATTAATGAATATGGCAGTTCTTTTATTTGTAATTGGTTACCTGGCGGTGGGGTTGCTCACGCTTGCGGTGGCGGCACGCTATATCTTCGATGGGAGCGGCTTTCCCGACCCCTTGTTTATAACTGTGTTCTGGCCTGTCGCTTGGGTTGGTGCCCTTCTTTGTGGTGCTTGTGTGATTCTGGATGAATTTTGCGAATTTTGCCGCAAGGGCAAATGAGAGGTCAGATATGAGAGTTAATCCTGAAAATGTAATGGAAAGTGAATTGAGTAACCGATTAAGCCCTGGGCCTAAAATCCAGGATCCAGACCTGAAAGCCTTGCTGAGATTTAATGAGACCTGCGATGACGGCGAAGGATATGACATTGGCAAGGATGCAATGAGCCGTCTTGTTGAGCTGGGTTTAGCGTCTAAAGGGCCGCATTCAATACGGCACATAACAGCATTTGGTCGGTGGGTAATTGAGCGTGAGGAAGGCGACATTACGGAGCCAACACTAAAAACAGAAGATGACCTCGCAAATGAGTCAGCGGTCAAACTTTGTCAACTCCGCACCGGCGCTGGTAAAGGGGCATAAGGTGATGATTAATCCTGAAAATGTTCTTCTCGATTCTGCCTGCCCCTGTTGTGAGCGTACGGCAGTGCTTGAACTGAAAGTTATGCCTGAAATGTATGACCCGCAGCAATTGATGGTCGTTGTGAAATGCCACTTTTGCGAAACCACGTTTAATGACTTTGTGCGCATTAATGAAATGGAGGCGTGTGATGGCCTGTAATTGTTTCGATAAGGTCGCTGAGGCCTGCGATAAACAGATTCGCGACGTAATCGGTTCTGACTTGGCTGAAATGGGTGAGTCGGGTTTTGAAAATGCCGTATGGGTGATGAGTGCGGGCGATCATGCGCCGGTTTCCCTGAAATACCGCTTTCGCTACTACCGCAGGCGCAAGAATGGAGAGCCTGAAACCCGTCAGACTAAAAGCGATACGGCGATAATGATGCGATTCTGTCCGTTCTGTGGCACGGCTTTCAGTGGTTCGGAGGTGCGCGATGTACCTGTGCGTGACGGGCTGTGAGCACTATGACGGCGGTGATCGTCGTGTGTACCACCTGAATGATGGCGGCACGGTAGAAGAACGCCGCAGCCTGCCGGAAGTGTCCCGCTGGCTGTGCTGGGATAATCGCGGTCACCGTATTTATAAAAGGTCTGCACAATCAGAAATGAGGCGGGCTGCTGAGCGGTTTAAAAAGAGGTTTAAATTTGTATGAATTCTGCAAATGACCACAAATCAATGATTTGGTCGCCTGAAGATGCCCTGCGTGACTATGTGTTGGACGCTGTTGCGGCCTTGCTGGGGATAGATTTGGAGCGTGTCAGTGATACCGAAATGCAGCGCATGATTGATGCGCTCCGGTTAATGACACTTTCAGTAAGCATCATTGGTATAGCGAAAATTACTTATTCATTGGGGGGTGGAAAGTGAAAAGTTATAAATGGGTTGAGGGGAATGGTGATATCCCCACTGACGTGCTGAGTGCGGCCTATGAAACCGGCGCAGGTAAGGCAATCTGCGCGGTGTGCGAGGTAAGCGAAGAATTGCAGAAACAGGGTTATCCAAAGCTCGTCTGGGCTTATCTGGATGTTGATTACGCTGGCATGATTTGTCGCAATACCGGGCGGGATATTTCGCAGTACGTTGTGCGGTGGTTGCCAGTAGATGGCAGATTATTAAAACATGATGACAGCCTAGAGATACCTGTATGAGGTATTAAAAGTGAATTTTCGAGATGAAGCTTATGAGAAAAACAGTTTTTAGAAGTGTCTTTATTAGTTTGGCTTTAATGAGTCTAAGTCTCCATGCGGTCTCTGCAATGACATTGGAAAAATATGTAGATATAAGGAGCAAGGCCTATGATATTAATAATAAAGATAATCAGTCAGCTAAAGTGGCTTTAGTTTTCTATTTGGAGGGTGTTGCAGAAGGTGAAGGCTATTCGAGGATGAGTGATGTAGTAATCCACAGGGAGGATAAGAGCTTTAAACCCTACGCTTGTGTACCCGACACATTATTAATGAACGATAAATTGGTTAACCAATTTATTGAGCTGTATCTTGCTGGCGAAAACCCAGACATGAAACTGGATGTGGCTGCAGTTTACTCAAATACTCTAAGGAGAATGTATCCTTGTAAGTAGGGTTGTACACCAAATATTTCAGGTGTTACGTAATATTGTTGACAATCAATTTCGACCGTGATCCAATGTCACCCACTGCAGTACTGGTGTGACAATTTGAATCAGCCCTTAAAAGCCCCTCATTGAGGGGCTTTTTTCGTTTACGGGCTTCCTGTTTTTCTCCTTCGTTTGAGGTGCTCCCTATGAAGCGTAACCTTATTCGCATCGTCCATACCGGCAAGTCGCGGCTCGGCTGGGACGATGAAACCTATCGCGACGTGCTGGCGCGACTGACCGGGCACCGTTCGGCCAGTGCGTGCTCAGAGGCTGAACTTGAAAAGGTCGTCGCCTGGATGCGCAGCGCGGGCTTTACGCCGTCTGCGTCACATGGCCGCCGTCCGCGTGTGGCGTCAGGGCGTAAAGGTATGCTGTCAAAGATTGAGGCGCTGCTGGCCGAGGCCGGTCGCCCGTGGAGCTATCTGGATGGCGTGGTTGAGCGCATGCTGGGTGAGAAAAAGCCGGTTGAGTGGCTGAACGACGATCAGGTTCGCCAGGTGATGCAGATGCTGATTGTTGACGCGAAACGTCACGGGAGGCTGTAATGAGCGGGTTTGATCTGGAGTCGATGGCATCCCTGCTGCCGGATACCGCGCGCGAGCTGGCCAGCGTGATCGGATTTGAGGCGACGCAAAAGCTGGTCGAGCGGTTCGGCGGTGCCCGTTTCCCGGTCGGGCGCGGCATCATGAGCCACGGCGAGCCGCGTCTGGCGCTGCTGCGTGAAACGATTGGGGAGGAAAATACCCAGAAAATGATGCAGCACTTCGGGGGCGACAGTACGCTGGTCATTCCCCGCTGTGCCACGGCGCTGCGTGAGTACCGCAACCGCTGCTTTTACAGCGACGTCGATGCGCTGGTGAATGAGGGTAAGTCGCTGAGTATTGCCCTGATGCTGACCGCGCCGCGCTACGGGTTCGGCGACAGCTGGGCGTGGCACCTGCTGGCAGAGCGCAACAGGCCCGACGAGCCGCAGGTTCAGCAGCGCCTGTTCTGATGTGCTGCCACTCCACCCCTGTAAGTACGGCCTCCTTTATCATCCCCGCACAATGACCCTCACAGCAACGTGAGGGTTTTTTATGTCTTCTTTCAAATTCAGTCAGCGCAGCGAAAACAATATGCAGGGTGTGCATCCTGACCTGGTGAAGCTGGTTCGCCATGCGCTTGAGGTTTCATCTGTTGATTTCGGCATCACCGAAGGCTTACGCACCGCCGAACGCCAGAAAGAGATGGTCGCCGGTGGCCATAGTCAGACGCTGAACAGCCGTCATCTTACCGGCCATGCAGTAGACGTCGTGGCGTATGTGGGCGGTCAGGTGTCATGGGAATGGTCCCTCTATGAACAGATTAATATCGCCTTTAAACAGGCGTCTGCCGATCTCTCTATCCCTGTTGAATGGGGCGGCAGCTGGACCACGCTCAAAGATGGTGCGCATTTCCAGCTTCCTTTTGCAGCGTATCCGGCATGAAAGACTACCTGAAAGCCTGCTGGCAACTCTGGCTTGATATGTGGTTTCTGAATGTGGGTTATTCGGCCTTTACCTTGCTTATGTGGCATTTTGCTGCCGGTTTTAGCTGGTCAGTTTCATTAGTGGTATTGGCGACCCTGCTTGTGTACGTGACATTTATTCCAGAGGCGCTTTGCCGCCTGGAACGCAGGCTGAGGCGCTGATGTGGCGCGGGGTCATTGCAATGGGCTTTCTTAAACGCCTGCCGGAGTTGGTCTCCAACCGTCAGGGGCAGCTTTCAACAACGGACGCCACCACGCTGACGGCCCTGCTGGTCAGTTCGGCGGTGGTCCTGATGTGTGCGTACTGGAATCATGCGCCGGTGGACGCACTGGCGGTCTACGTCGGTGCATGGGTTGCGCATGCCGGGGTCCAGAAATATCACGACAGCAAGGCGGACGATGATCCACCTGAAGCTGGTAAGCCAAGAGGTAAGCCGGATGAGCGCGGCGCTGATTAAGTGGTGTTTAACGCGGATTTTACCGGGTGTACTGCTGTGCGCGGTACTTGCGGGTAGTGTGTGGTGGCTGCGTCACAGCGGTTATCAGTCGGGTTTCGCAGCGGCGAAAAGCGCCGGTGACGTGGCGCTGGCCAGCGAGAAAAAAGCCCGTTCTGACGAGCGCCAGCGTATCAGTGAAGCGACAACCGCCGCGCTGCTTAAGGCGCGCCAGAGTGAACAGGCACAGCAGTCTCGGGCGGATGCGCTCGCGGCCACGCTGGCGGATAAAACGGCTGAGCTGGCGCAGGCCAGGCTGCTGCTCGGCACGCAGATAGATAAGGCGATCAGTGATGACAATGCGACAGCGGGTAAGGCTGGCGGCTGTGGTTTTAACGGGCTTGGTCCTCACGGGGTGCAGCTCTACGAAAACGCCCTTGGATACGGTAACGGTGACGCCCGCGCCGGTCATTGAGCAGGCGATGAAGCCGCCGCGCGCGATGGTCTCGGTCGGCACGATGCCGCCCGCCCCGTCCGCGTATGCGGGCAAGGCGTCTGGCCTGCCTCCGGCAGCGCTGTTACGTCACGCAGCAGACTATGGTGCCTGGTGTCAGGCGAATGCGGCGAAGCTGAAAGCGCTGGAAGCGTTTTTCTGGCCGGAGGGCAAATAACATGGAGTTAATTTCATTGGACACGCTACAGACGCTTTTTTTCGGCCTGGTTGCCAGCGGCCTGACCTACTGGGTTAAAAGTCTGCACGGCGCTATTGATGAGCTTCGTAAAGAGAATATCCGCATGCGCGAGCTGTATCAGCTCAAGTCCGACGCCGTTCGCGATCAGGAGCAGATTATGTCGATGCTGGCGGAGATCAAGTCGTCAATGGAGCGCACGACTGAGCGGATTGACAGGCTGATCAGCGGGTCGGGTAGTCACTGATGGCGCATGGCAAAGAAGTGCGTGATGCGGTCCGCCGTGACTACATCACACAGGGCATGGCCCCGGAGGTGCTGGGGCCGATGCACGGTGTAGGCGTGGCCACCGTGATCCGCTGGCGCAGAGAGGCACGGGATACCGGCGACGACTGGGACAGGTTGCGTGCTGCGCGTCGCCTCGGTTCCGGTGCGCCGGAGGAAATCGCCACGGCGCTGATGCTGGAATACCTGGAGCACAACCAGTTCGCCATCGCTGAGCTGCGCAAAATGCGCGGAAGCCCGGACGGTACAGCGCTTCCTATTGATGAATATACAAAGCGCCTGGTCGGGCTTCAGGACGGCTTTAACAAGATGATGGCCGCAAGCCGTCGCATTCTGCCCCAGACCGACCGCCTGATGGTGGCCGCTGGCGTGGTTGAGGATTTCGCGGCCTTTCTCAGTGACAGACATCCGGCGCTGATGGTGCGCTTTCTTGATGTCCTGCCGGAGTTTCAGCAAATCGTGGAGAAAAAATATGGCTGACGTTGTTAAGCCGGTTAACCAGTTCATCTTACTTACCGACCGCAATGCGGTACGAGCCGATACCATCGTTCGTGTGTATGTTCAGAGCGATTATCTGATGGTGCAGACTGAAGATGGCGAGATTCATCAGGCTGACGGTCTTTATGGCAAATCGGTGTGGGATGCAAAATCCGCGTTGCTGAAGCAGCTTGAGGCTGCGCTGTCTACTCGCAGCCAGGACTGAGGGCAGATAAGTGTCGTCCAAATCATCGCTTAAAGCCTTTCGGGAGAAGATAGCCCGCATTCAGGGGGAGCTGCGCGACCGCATTGAGAGCGCAAGCTGTGGTCTGGACAGTAGCCCGGAGGCGATACAAGCTCGCCGGTCACAGGTCAGCGACCCGGTGACCGGGTTTCGCTTCTTCGTTAATACCTACTTTAAGCATCACCTCCATCACCCGGAAACCAGCCTGCTGCACGAGTATCTGTTTGAACGTCTGCCGCAGGTGGTCGCAAGTGATGAGGGTGAGAACGAGGTGATAGCCGCCCCGCGCGGTGAGGCAAAAACCACGCTGAGCCAGCAGCTGTTTGACCTGTGGTGCGTGGTGCGGGAGCTGAAGAAATTCATCATTATCGCCTTTGATACCGCCACGCAGGCGGCGGAGTCGCTGGAGGTGATTAAGGCGGAACTGCTTTACAACCGCGCCCTGTGGATGGATTACCCGGAGGCGTGCGGTCAGGGCCGCGTGTGGCGCATTGGCTGCATCCTGACGGCAAGCGGTATCAAAATTGAGGCGGCGGGTCAGGGTCAGAGCCTGCGCGGGCGCAAGCATGGTGCTTATCGTCCCGATCTGGTGCATCTGGATGACCTCGAAAACGACGAAAACGTGGTGACGCCTAAGCAGCGCGACAAGCTGGAGAAGTGGCTGAACAGCACCGTTCTGCCGCTCGGCGGTCCCGGCGTCAAGCTGGATGTGATCTACGTTGGTTCGATCCTGCATTACGACTCGGTGCTGGCGCGGACCATGAAAAATCCCTCCTGGAACGCGAAACGCTTCCAGGCGATCCTCGCCTGGCCTGCCAATCTCAAGCTGTGGGACGACTGGGAGGCGGTGCTGCGGGAGAAAGGCAAAGCGGCAGCGAATGCGTTTTATAAGCGCAACCAGAAAGCCATGCTGAAGGGGTCGCGCGTCTCGTGGTCAGCGCGTCCACTGCTGACCCTGATGCTCATCCGCGTGCGCGTCGGCACCCGCGCCTTTGATGCGGAGTATCAGAACGATCCGGTCAGCGGTGAAAACGCGATATTTCATGGCTGTATCCATGAGTGGCATGAGGAAGAACCCGACCTGATTTATTTCGGTGCCTGCGACCCGTCGCTGGGTAAGCACAACACGCGGGGTGGCGACCCCAGCGCGCTGCTGGTCGGCGGCTGGCACCGCATTAAAAGAGTGCTGAAGGTGGTCCGGGCCGACATCCGGGTGCGTCGTCCGAAAAAAATCATTACCGACGTTATCGCCCTACAGCGTGAATTTGGCTGCGTGGCGTGGGCGTTTGAGTCGGTGCAGTTCCAGGACTTTCTGCGCGAAACCCTGATGGATGAATCCCTGAAGGCGGGTGTGCCGGTTCCCACCCGCGCGGTGATCCCGACCACCGACAAGGCAGGGCGCATTGAGTCGCTGCAGCCGTTTATGGAGAGCGAGCGCATCCTGATAGGCCGGGCGCTGACCACGCTGCGTGAGCAGCTGATGCATTTTCCGATGGCCGATCATGACGACGGGCCGGATGCGCTGCACATGCTGTGGGCCATCGCGTCAACCAGCGTGGGCAACTTTGAGTTTATTCCCCTCGGGGCGGCATCTGGTGGTGGTATAGATGATGATTATGACGACGGTGAATCCGGTGGGTTCGGTTCCGGAGGATGGTAATGGATATTAAAGGTGCGGTTAAACGCCTTTTCAGCAGCGGGCAGTCCCGCCCCATGCAGGGTGACGGCGATGATTATCTGTATATGGGTGTCCCGGCGCACCCGTCTTCCGGCCTGGATATAAATCGGGTTTATGCCCTGTTCAGCGCCGCCGAACAGGGCGATATCGAGGCACAGAGTGACCTGTTCAGCGACATGGAAGAGCGCGACGGCCACCTGTTCGCAGAGCTGTCCAAGCGCAAGCGGGCATTGCTGACGCTGCCGTTTAAGGTTGCGCCGCCGCCTGATGCCAGCGAGGCCGAGAAGAAGCTGGCGGCAGAGGCGGACTGGTGGCTGCGCAATCTTCCCGGCCTGCGCGAGATGATGATGGACCTGCTGGATGCCATCGGTCACGGCTTTGCCTGCATTGAGCTGGAGTGGCCCGTCAGAAGTGACGTGTGGCTGCCTGTTGCTTTCCATAAGCGCCCCGCCAGAGTGTTTACCATGCCGCAGGCCGATCTCAACGATGTGCGGCTGAACCGGGGCGGATCTGATGGTGAAGCGCTTGAGTCGCTGGGCTGGATAGTGCATAAGCATAAATCAAAGTCAGGCCCGGTCGCGCAGAGTGGGCTGTTTCGCGTGCTGGTCTGGACCTACCTGTTCAAAAACCTCTCCGCCCGTGACTGGGCGCAGTTCCTGAACCTGTACGGCCTGCCGTTCCGCCTCGGTAAATACGACACCACCATGTCAGAAAATGAGCGCCTGCGGCTGCTGCAGGGTATCCGCAGGATGGCCCGCGAGGGCGGCGGTATTATTCCTAATACTGCCTCCATTGAGCTGGTCTCACCTGCGGCGGGACAGTCTGCTCCTTTCTTCGACATGGTGGACTGGTGCGAGAAGGTGCAGTCAAAGGTCATTCTGGGCGGTACGCTGACCAGTCAGGCGGATGGCAAAACGTCAACAAATGCGCTCGGCAGTATCCATAACGAGGTGCGTCACGATCTGCTGGTCGGGGATGCGCTGGCCGTGGCCGATACGCTCACGCATCAGCTGCTGTGGCCCATTCTGACCCTGAATGGCCGTTATGATCCGGGCCGGGCACCGCGTTTCGAGTTTGATACCCGCGAGTCCGTGGATTTGTTGTCCCTGATGGATATGGTCATCAAAGCGCAGGCCACGGGCTTCAGCATCACCGAGCAGTGGCTGTCGGAGAAAAGCGGCATCCCGCTGCCGCAGGAGGGGCAGACCATACTCAAACCCCTTACGCGTCAGTTACCCGCGGATGCGGCCCTGTCCGCCGCCGTGCAGCATCAGATGGCGGCGCTGTCCGTGCCGCAGACCACAACTGACGGGGTGCAGCAGCAGCTTGACGCTGCACCGCAGCTGCTGGCCGCACAGGTAGCCGCCGCGAGTGAGGCCATGCTGCAGCCCCTGATTGACCGGATAAAGGCGGCGTCAACGCCCGATGAGGTCTATGCGCTGCTGGCGGCCAGCTATCCCTCCCTGAATGATTCGGCGCTGCGTGACCTGGTCGGTCAGGCGGTGTTTGTGGCTGATGTGCTGGGGCAGCAGCATGGGTGACGTCAGCGCAGGCTTCGCCATGACCCTGCCGCCTGAAAAGGCCATCGATTATTTTAAATCGAAGGGGTTGCAGCCGACGCTGGTCTGGCCGGACATGAAGGATGAGGCGCATGCGGTGAAGTTCACCGTGGCGGGCATCACGAAGCTCGACGTGCTGAGCGATATTCAGCAGAGCCTGACCGGCGTGCTGCAGAACGGCGGCACGCTGAGCCAGTTTCAGGATGATTTAATCCCCACCCTGCGGCGTAAGGGCTGGCTCGGCAGCGGACTGGTTGCCGATGAGCACGGCGAGCTGCAGGGTAAAAAGCTGATGCCGTACCGGCTCGACACCATTTTCCGCACCAACATTCAATCCGCCTATGCTGCCGGGCGCTATCAGCAGCAGATGCGCACCGTCGCGCAGCGTCCGTACTGGGAGTATGACGCGGTCATGGACAGCCGCACGCGTCCTGTGCATGCGATGCTCAATGGTCGCGTCTTTGCCGCAGACGATCCCATCTGGGCAACCATCTACCCGCCGAACGGCTACCGGTGCCGCTGCTGGGTGCGCGCTCTGACGCAGGCGCAGCTTGACCGCCACCCGGTCGGGCTGGAAAGCAGTGCCGGGCGCATGGTGACAATTCAGCAGCCTTACGGTACGCAGGGGGAGACCCGCCCGGTGCAGGCGTACCGCGATCCGGTTACGGGGCAAATGCTGACCCCTGACGCCGGTTTTCATCTGAATCCGGGGCGCGGCTATCTGGCCGGTCTCGGTCAGACGCTGCTGGAGAAAGGCGCGAAGGCTGAGCCGGGTCTGGCCGCCGTGGCCGTGCGTGAGACGCTTACCGGCAATAACCGGCTGGTGTCGGCCATGAATCGCGACACGGAGGCCTGGATAAATGCGCTGACGCCGCAGTCTGCGGGCGACTTTCGCCGTGTGGGCGCACTGTCACCTGTGGCTGTGTCGCGCCTTGGTAAGGGGGCGCTGCCTTCCTCTGTTATCACGCTTGATGCCGCCCGGACGCATGCGATACGCGTTGCTGGCGGCGGGCTGTGGTCGCGCCTGGTCTCGGCGCTGCTGCGCCCGCTGGCCGTACTGCGTCACGGGGAGGCGCTGAGCGTAGTGGCTGACGCGGGAGACGGTCGCGTCGTGATCGGCTTAAGCGCTGAGGCGGGCGGGCTTTATGTGGACAGCGTCCGTCCGTGGACGGCAGCGGATGCCGGTGGTGATGTGTTTGATGTGTTAGAGGGTGACCTGAACGGAGGCGGCGATGCAGCCTGAGATTGACATAACGCTACCCGATGACCTGCAGGCGTGGCTGGACCGGCTGGCGGCGCGCGTGGCGCAGCGTGCGCCGCTGATGGAGCAGATCGCGGACATCATGCTGAACGCGGTCGACGAGAACTTTATTGCCGGTGGCCGTCCGGCATGGGAGGGGCTTAAGTACCGCGACGGTAAGCCGCTGCTGCTCTCCGGGCGGCTGCACAACAGCATTACGCCGTGGCACGATAACGACATGGCGGTGGTCGGCACCAACGTGGTGTATGCTGCCATCCAGAACTATGGTGGCCAGACCCGCCCGCATGAGATCCGCCCACGCCATAAAAAGGCGCTGCGTTTTAACGGGCGATTTGCTAAAAAGGTGAACCACCCCGGATCGAAAATTCCGGCGCGTCCGTTTCTGACGCTCACGGATGAGGATTATGAGGAGGTCAGGCAGGCTATCGCTGACCATATCCTGAATAATTCTGATGACGGCCTGTAACGGCCTGTGCTGCATTTTACCGTTAAAGCGCAACGCTTGCCCGGCTGAAAAAGTTTAAACGCATCTGACGCGATTTAAACGGGTTTTAAATCGGGTTGCGGTGCGTCTCTGCACCGTAACCTTACGCTAATCCGACCGCTTACTCCGAAACTCCCACTCCACCCCTGTCACTGCTTCCCGGTTCTGATGCCCGTTATTCTGCGCTGAGCGTAACGAATAAAGGGACTGTCATTCGATGTGGAAACTTGCCACGGCCTCCGTTTCGGCCATCGACAAAACCAGCGACTGCGCCCGGATACAGCTTTTTCCGGCGGGCTGGTTCGGTTCGCCCAAAGGCGGCCAGCGCTGGTACATGGATGCCGCGCTGGCGCAGAGCCTCATTGATGAGGCCGCGAAGCGCAAAAACGATTACCAGTTTGACTATGAGCACCAGTCCCTTAACGCCCCGCGCGCCACCGGGCCGGTGCCTGCCTCCGGGTGGTTTAAATCACTGAGCTGGGTCGAGGGTCAGGGGCTGTTTGCGGACGTGAAGTGGACAGCGCGCGCCGCCTCGCTGATTCAGGCCGACGAGTATCGCTATGTTTCGCCAACCTTTCGCTATGACGAAAAGGGAAACGTGCGCGAGCTGGTCAATGCTGCGCTCACCAATATGCCGGTACTCGACGGGATGCGGCAGGTCGCTGCGTCATTAATGTTTTTTGATAACGGAGAACAACCCATGAACGAAAACCTGCGACTTGCACTCTGCGCCATTATGGGGCTGGACAGCAAGGCAGACGAAAGCGCCATTCTGGCCGCCACCGAGTCGCTGCAGAACGGCGCGCTGAAAACCGCTAACTGCTCCAGCGTCGCCGCGCTGATTGAGGCGCACAACGCGCAGCTGCAGGAGAAGGACCAGGCCATCCAGGAGGGAAAAACGCAGATTGCCGCGCTCTCCGTTCCTGGCCAGCAGAGCGGCAACCCTGATCCGGCGAAATTCGTGCCGGTGGCAGTAGTGGACGATCTGCGCACCGAACTGGCATCGCTGTCCTCGCAGGTTCAGGGCGACAAAGTCGATGCTCTGCTGACCGCCGCGCTCAGCGACGGGCGCATCCTCAAGGGTGCTGAGGAAGAGTACTTCCGCGAGCTGGGCAAAAAGGATTACGCGCTGCTGGAAAAAATGGTCAGCGTCCGTAAGCCCATCCGTGCGCTGTCGCAGATGCAGACCACCGGCATGTCGCTGGATGATAAGGGTAACGCCTCGCTGGATGACGCGTCGCTAGCCGTCTGCAGCGTGTTCGGACACGACGCAAAAGACGTGGCAAAAGCCGTTGCAGAGGAGATGGGACATGGCACTCGCTGATTCACTGAAAGCTGATTTTAACGCGCCTTACCGCGACGGGGAGCTGACGCCGGTGCCGGTGGCCAAAGGGGAATATATCCCTGCGGGAACCATCGTGTGCATTAACGCTGCTGGTTACGCGGTCGGCGGTCAGGCTGCAACAGGCCTGACCTATGCAGGCCGCGCCGATGAGTTTGTCGATAACACGAGCGGGGCCGATGGTGCTGTGCATGTTCTTGTCCGCCGTAAGAAAGCCTTTCGCTGGCTGAATGACGGCACCGTCACGCAGGCCATGCTGGGCCAGCGCGTGTACGTGCTGGACAACCGCACGGTGACGGGCACGGATGGCAGTTCACCTGCCTCTGAAGACGGCAAAACGCCTGCTGTTAATGCCAGTCATTCAAAGGCGGGCACGGTCATCATGCTGGATGCAGACGGCGTCTGGGTCGAGTGAATAAGGAAACGCTATGTTAATCAACGCAAGAACGCTGACCACGCTTTTTGTCAGCATTAAAACCACCTTTAATAACGCGTTTGACGCCGCCCCCAGCCAGTGGGATCAGGTCGCGACGCTGGTCACGTCCACCACGCGTGAAAACGACTATGCCTGGATCGACCGTTTCCCGCGCATGCGCGAATGGGTGGGAGACAAAGTCATCAAATCCCTGGCCGTCTATAACTACACGATCAAAAACCGTAGATTTGAGGCCACGGTCGAAGTCTCTCGGGACGACCTCGAAGACGATCAGATCGGCATCTACGAACCGCAGGCCAGAGAGGCGGGATTCAGCGCCAAACAGTGGCCGGATGAGCTGGTCTTTGAGCTTCTGAACAGCGCCTTTACCGCAACGTGCTACGACGGCGAGCCGTTTATCTCCGCCTCGCACCCTAACGGCATGGACGGTAAAACCCAGCTGACGGCCAGCAATCTGGGCACCGCGCCGCTCTCTGCCGCGTCGATTGCTGAGGCCAAAGCCTCTTACGGTGCGGGCCGCACGGCCATGCGCAGCCTGAAAGACGCCGAGGGTCGCCCGCTCAACGTCCGCCCCAACATTCTGGTGGTGCCACCTGCGCTGGAGGATGTGGCCAACGCCCTGATGACGGCAGACCGGCTCGATGACGGCAAGACCAACTACTACAAGGGCACCGCCAAAGTGCTGGTCGTGCCGTGGCTGACGTCGGACACCCAGTGGTTCCTGATGGATACCACCCGCGCCATCAAGCCACTTATTTTCCAGCAGCGTAAAAAGCCGGTGTTTGTGTCACAGCAGGATCTGAATAACCCGGACGTCTTTATGCGCGGCCTGCTGAAATTTGGCGCAGAGTCCCGTGGGGCGGCAGGCTTCGGCCTGTGGCAGATGATCTACGGCTCAACCGGTGAAGGTGCCTGACCATGAGCTACGCCACCCCGGATAACTACATCGCCTATTTTGGTGAGCGGGATGCGGTGGGTGCGTCAGCGCAGCGCGGTAAAGCGGTCCCGGACAGGGATCGCCTTACCTACCATCTGGAGGGGGCCAGCGCGCGCATTGATGCCTATATCGGCGCGCGCTACCGCCTGCCGCTGACCGACGTACCGCAGGCGCTGCGCGACTACTGCTGTGACATTGCCCGCTACCTGCTGACGGGTAACGAACACCCCTGTGCAGAGGAGATTCGCCTGCGCTATGAGGACGCCATCGCCTGGCTGAAGCTGGTTGCCAGTGGCAAAGCGGGCATCGGCACCAACCCGGAGAACGGCGCAAGCGTCGACGGCTCCGCGCCCGACGTGTTCTTTTATTCCGGGGGCGAAGACCTCTGGAGCCGCCGCAACACCAATGGAGGCTGCTACTGATGGTCACTATTACCGCCATTGAGAACGCCATCTGCAACCGGCTGCGCGAAGGGCTGGGTGGCATGGTCGCCGAGGTCGTGAGCTGGGACGTGATGACCGACGACATTGGCATCATTCTCAGCACCCTGCCGGGCGCGTTTGTCACCTTTAATGGCATCACGGCCAGCCAGGCGCATGACACCCGGCGCACCCGCTATAAGGTTGCCGGGCGATTTTCCGTCGTGGTGGCCGATTACAGCCTGAGAGAAAACGAAGCTGCCCGTCACGGTGGCGTCAGGGACGACGAGCCGGGCTGTTACCGGCTTATCCGGGCCGTGCGACGCCTGCTGACAGAGCAGGATATGGGGCTGGAGATCCAGAGGCTGCGCCCGGTCACCGTACGGCCCGCCACGAACAAGACACTGTCTGGCAGGGCCATAGCAGTATACGAGTGCATCTTTGACACGGCGTGGTTTGAGGATGCGCTGGAAAACCGCCACTGGCCACAGGCACCGGCGGACGAGTCCGACCCGGATCATGACTTTGTGCGCTGGGCTGGCCGACTTGATACCCCATACCCTGATCACGTCACCACCCACGCAGACTACATCCGTGACGGTGAGGTAGTCGCTCAAGACACCCTGAATACTCTGCCAGCGGAGAACAACGATGCAGACAGTTAAGGTTATTGCCCGTAAGGGCGTGTGCGTGCCGCTGGAGAACAGCAGCCGCGAGTACATCACGGATGGCAGCGCCGTGGATGTGGTGTTGAGCACCTACTACCGCCGCCGCATGAACGACGGCGACCTGCAGCTGGCACCGGCCACCCCGGCAAGGCCCGCGCAGGCCGACAGCGACGAGCCGGTGGTGCAGCGCGCTGCCGACGCTAAAAAGGAGAGCTGAGTCATGGCTGATACCGACGAGATTTCGACCACGACCCGCGTGCCGGGCACCTACGTCAATTACAACTTCACCAACGGCTCCCGCACGCTGGCCACCGACGACCAGTACGTGGTAATTCTGGCGCAGCGTCTTGACACGGGCACCGTGAAGGCGCTGGTGCCGACCGACGTCTACAGCAGCGATGAGGCGGCGCAGTACTTCGGTCACGGCTCACAGGCGCACCTGATGGCCGCCGCAGCCATCCGTGCAAACAGCAATATTCAGCTGGCTGTCTGCGCACTGGACGACGACAAGGCGGGCGTAGCCGCAACGGGGCGACTGACCCTGAGCGGCCCGGCGACCAGCTCCGGCCAGGTGCGCCTGCAGGTGGGGGGTAAAACCGTCGCCGTGGCTGTGAAGAACGGCAGCACCGCCAATGCCCTGCTGCAGAGCCTGCATGAATCGATGGCGGCAGAAGCTGACCTGCCGGTCAGGGCGACCCTCGACAGCCCGGCAGGCAAAGGCACCACGCTTATCCTGACCGCGAAGAACAAAGGCGCGTGCGGGAACGAGATCGGCCTGTCGCTGACCATCACCGCGACCGGCGTCACCGGCGTGCTCAGCCCGATGGCGGGCGGTGAAGGTGACCCGGACGTGACGCTGGCGCTGACCGCCATTTACAGCGCCGGTCACACGCTGATTGTGATGCCGTACAGCACCACCGATGCCCTGAGCGCCCTGTCAGAGCATCTGGGGAACGTGTCCGGCCCGATTGAGCAGCGCGGCGCGGTCGGCGTCACCGGCTGGAACGGTACGCTGGCTACCGGCACCACACTCACCACCGCCAGTAACGCCGCGCGCATTACCACGGGCTGGCATCCGGCCTCGGTGCTGAGCAACGGCATTCTGGCAGCGGTGTATGCAGCCATTATTGCTGCTGAGGACGATCCGTCTGAGCCGCTGGACAATGCCGTGCTGACCGGTCTGGACGTTACCCCGCAGGCGTCATGGCCGATGCGCACCGAGATGGAAAAGGCGCTGCACAACGGCCTGTCACCCTTTGAGGTGGTGAACGGTAAGGTGCAGCTGACGCGCGCCATCAGTAATTACGTGAAGAACAGCCAGGGTATTGACGACCCGACCCTGCTCGATATCACCACCATCCGCACCCTGGACTATGTGCGCAAAGCGTGGCGCACACGTATGTCGCAGCGCTTCCCGAACGGCGGCAAGCTGACCGACCGCCGTCTGCTGCAGATCCGCTCGGAGACGCTCGACGTGCTCTATGCGCTGGAGCGACTGGAGATGGTGGAGAACATCGACACCTATAAGGACCAGGTGGCAGTCACACGCAACGCGCAGGACGACACCCGTGCCGATACCACCATTCCGGCCCCGGTCGTGCGCGGACTGCACATCCTGACCGGCACCATTTATCTGTATTAAGGAGCGCAGAGCATGAGTGACGTATACGTCGGCCCGATTGTGCTTGAGGTCAACGGGACCGAGATTGAAATTGTGAGCGTCAACCCGACCATCGATACCGGTCGCAAGCTGGTGAAAACCATGAACTCCACCGGACGGGCAAAGGGGCATGTTAACGGCATTGCCACCTACAACCTGACGCTGGAGGCGGTCATCCCGAAAACCGGCACCATTGTCTGGGAAAACATCGTGGACGCCAAACTGACCCTGTATCCCGAAGATGCCGCCAGCGGTGGCCTGACCAAAACTTACCAGAACTTTACCGTCTCGACGGTGGGTGAACAGTTCAGCGTAGACAACGAGGCCCGCATCAGCATCAGCGGCTTCGCCCTTAACTGCATTGAGGAATAATGATGAACGGAAACGCAAAAACCGGCGATAAAGACGTTAAAAAAGAGCAGCAGGTGGCCTTTGTATTTGATCCAAAAACAAAGGCGATCGCCGGTCAGCTTGAAATCGGCATCGAGTTTGACGGTCAGTTACACCGCGACTTTACGCTGCGTCTGCCGACCGTGGGGGATGAAATTGATACATCTGAAGATATCAGCATCCCCGACAGTGGTTTCAGGGTCGCCCTGCTTGTCCGCTGTCTCACCGCGCTGGGTACGATCCCGGCTGAGAGCATTACCTATAAGCTGCTGCACGATGAGCTGACCCATGGTGATTTTGCCATCATGAACAGGGCCACCGAAGAGCTGAAAAAAAAGCGCAAAGAGATGAGCGCCAGCGTCACCACTTCCGCTGCGCCTGCCTCCGGCTCGGACAATACGGCTGGAGCGAAGACCGCGTCCGCGCCCTTAGTGCTATAGAGCTGCTGGGGGTGCTTGACGCCCTCGATCACGTTCAGGACCCGAAAGCCTGGCTGAAGAAGCAGCGGGGCCAGAATGTCCGCTTTGTCAGCAGGCGGCGCGACAAAAAGCGCCGCCGCCATTCCCGCAGGAAATAACCTATGGCAGGTCCGTTCGACACGCAGATTGGCATTGGCGTTAAGGACAACGCCACCGCCGGTATTAAAAGCATCCGCAATGAAGTGACGCGCATGCAGGAGGCGCGCGAGCGCCTCGGCGTGCAGAGCGAGCACAAAATCCGTCGTGCCATCCAGCAGACCGAAGCCTCTCTGAACCGTCTTGCCCGCAGCGGCACGCTCAGCGCCGCTGAGATGTCCCGCGCTCAGGAAAAAGCAGCCGCGAAAATTACCCGCCTGCAGAAGGAGATGGCCGAAGCCGAGGTGCGGAGCTATACCAGCCGCAACGCGGCCCGCGAGGCTTACACCGCACTGGGCATCCGCAGCGAGCACGAGATCCAGCGCGAGATCCAGAGGACGACAGCCGCCTATAACCGGCTTGAGCGGTCAGGTGTGCTCTCGGCGCAGGAGCTGCAGCGGGCGCAGGAGAAAAACATCGCCACAGTGGCTCGCCTTCGTAAGGAGTTGGGTGAAACCGCGCGACAGGAGCGTACGCTGGGTGAGCGCTTTCGTGGCGGGGCCATCGCCGCCGGTAAGATTGGCGGCGCGGTAATCGGTGCGGGAATGTTTCTGCGCGGTCCGATTAACGATGCGTCTGCCTATGATGCCACGCTGCGCCGTGAGGCTAATTTTGCGTATAGCGACCGCGACGCCAAGGGGCGACTGGCGGGAATGGATCGTATCTCATCTGCTGTCAGCGATGCCGTTGATAAGACCGGGGCGTCACCCGAAGAGGCGTTCTCTGCACTTGAGACCATGTGGCGCTCAGGCGTTATGGGCAAGGAAAAGCCGTATAAATTTTTGAATAATGTCCTGCGTAATGCAAAGGCTACCGGTGCGGATGCAGAGTCGGTGGCCAGTACGCAGGCCAGCGCGGTTAACTTTGGTCTCAATGACAGCGACGCAGCAGCAGCAGTAAGTGTGCTGACCACCTTCGCTCAGCACGGAAAGGTGGACGTACCAGAGCTGGCGCGAGCGATGCCTCGCGCACTCGAAGCGGGTAAATCAGCGGGTTACCATGGCACGAAGGGGTTCAGCCAGCTGGGCGCAATCTTTGAGGCTGCGGCCATTGGTACGGGCGATCCGCAGGAGGCGGCGACAAACACCAATGACCTGCTCGCGGCGCTGTCAGGTAATAACCTGGAAAACAGCGGCGAGCGCATCAGGATTAACGGCCATAAGCTCGATATCCGGGGCATGATGCGTTATGACCTTGCACATGGTAAGACGGCGCTGGATACCGTGACGGGCGTCATCAGCAAAATGGATGAAACCGATCCGGCCTATAAGCGTCTGACTAAGCGACTTAAGTCAGCCACCACCGATCAGCAGCGTGCAGATATTCAGGCGCAGATTGACCAGATCCACGGTCAGCATATCTCCCAGCTGTTCCCTAATCAGCAGGACCGCAACGCTTATCTGAACTTTGACCGCAACCGCCCCTTTTACAATCAGCTGGTTAAAGAAGGTGAGGAACAATTTACCAAACCTGAAGGCCAGCGATCAGCCGACCTGGACTGGCAGGTTGTCTCAGGCGGCACGCAGTGGAAACAGGACCGCGAAAAGAACGTGGCCATCGTGGGTAGTAACAAAACGACGGGCGGCCTTGCGGCTATATATGGTGATTTTATGAATGGCCTTGCGGACCTGGAGCAAAAACTTCCGGCGCTGGCCACGGCCGTTTCAGGCACCACCTCTGCTTTTAATGCGTTGAGTAATAGCGGCCTCGGAGGTCTGGGTGCGGGTTTGTTGCTGGGCGGTGGTTTAAAGAAAATAAAGAATATCTTCAAGGGTGGTAGCAGCGCCACAGAGGCAGGCGCGGTAACGGAAGGCGCAGAGGTTGCAGGTGGTGAGGCGGTTGCGGCGGAGGGCGGTAGCGGTCTCGGCAGTGTTGTGCGCTGGCTCCTTAAAGGTGGTCGCACGCTGGGTGGTGCAGCCGTTAGCGGTGGAAAAGGCCTGGTCACAGACGGCCTGATTGGCAATCCTCTGGCAGCGACTATCGCCGGACTAATCATCCCCTCCGACACCGTCAGCGGCAAGAATGAGTCTGACGAACTGGCGCGCCTCAAAAACCACAATCAGGGTGTAAACGCCCGTCAGACCTCAGCCGAAGCGCTGGGCTACCTGCAGAACTGGAACGGTGAGAAGAAAACACCCGGCGGTCAGCCCGTTCTGCAGCTTCCCGCGCAACCCGCGCCTGTGGTGAGCGTCAATGTCCACGTCGACGGGCAGCAGCTGCTGTCATGGTTCCAGACGCATGTGGACCAGAACGCCCGGAGGCACGGCGCATGACAGACTTTATTTCCCAGCTCGCTGCGCTGGCGGGCATTGATACCCTGATGCAGGCATCCTTCCGGGGCGTTGAGTTTGACTGCCTGGCCACCCGCGACACGCTGGCACGTACCACCGTTAACTATGCATACCCATATCACGACGGCGCAACTGTCGAGGATCAGGGGCTGAACCCGGTCAACTTCCGCATTACCGCCTTTCTCTGGGGTCATGACTGGAAACAGCAGTTAAAGGCGCTTATAACCGCGTTTAAATCCAGCGGCCCCGGCGAGCTGATCCACCCGGTCTACGGTTCGATCCCGCGCGCGCAGTTTCTGGAAGCGGGCATTGAGAAGCAGGCCGAGACAATGGACGCCGTCACCGTCGAGCTGGTGTTTATTGAGTCCGGCGAGGAGCAGGCGCTGTTCGCCGCTGCGTCAGCCGATCAGGCCGCACAGAGCATCACCTCAACCGGCAGCAGCCTGCTCGACAGCGCCGCTTCGGCCTTCAGCACCGCCATGACCGACCTGCGCACGCTGGAAAACGGCGTTGAGCGCATCAACACCATCGTCGCGGAAGGCGAGTACGTGCTCGACAGTGTGCGCGAAGAGATTCAGAGCACCGCCGCCAGCGTCAGCAACCTGCTGGATACGCCCGCCGCGCTGGTCAGTGACTTAAAAAGCCTGGTCAGCACTTTCAGCGATACGCTCACCCTGACCGGCACCGGCGTTACCTCCGACTGGCAGCAGGTGACCCGTCTGGCGAAGCACGTCGTCAGCTACCCGGCGAAGTACGTTCAGAATCGCAGCGTCACCAGCATCACAAAGCCGTTTCGGCTGCCGCTGAGTCAGGTCACCGCCGTGCGCGACAGCGACACGCAGCTGGTGACGCGCACCGTCCGTCTGGTGGCCGTGAGCGAGATGGCTGAGGTTGCAGCCACTGTTCTGCAGAACGAGGCCAGCACGCCGTCGCTGACCAGCACCCAGATTGAGCAGGTCACCGGCAATGTGCGTGCCGTGATTGTGGAAGCCCTGACCGGCCAGCGTGCCGCCCTGCAGACCCTTGAGGCACAGGCGCGCGCCAGCGGCCTGACCTCCGACGGTCGTGTCCATGTCGCTATTATCACGCACCTGCAGACGCTGGCCCTGACCCTGCAGCGGCAGGCCGTGTCGCTGATTCAGCAACGCCCGCCGCTTATCACCCGCACCGCCACGCGCCGCACCAGCCTGCACCTGCTGGCCTTTGAGTGGTACGCCGACGCCAGCCGCGCCGGAGAGCTGCTGCGTCTGAATCCATCCCTCGGCAACCCTAATGATATTCAGCCCGGAATGACTCTCTATGCCTACGCAAAATAACGCCACAGCAAAAAACAGCCGTAACACAACCAAGGCAGCCGATGAGCGCCTGACCCTGACCGTGGGCGGCGTAACCCACAGCGACTGGGAAAGCGCCAGCGTCGACAGTTCTTTTCTGACACCAGCGGGTGCCTGGTCGCTCCGCATCGGTCTTAACGAGGCCCGCCCACCCGCTGATGTCCACCCCGGCGCGCGCGCCGTCCTGAGTGCGGGCAGCGATATTCTGATGACCGGGCTGATTGATGACATCAATCACGACGTTACCAATGGCCGGCACGTACTCAACCTCGCCGGTCGCGACAACGCCGGTGCGCTGGTTGACTGCTCCGCACCGATATTTACCGCCGAAAACATGACGCTGGCTGAGGTGATAAATAAAATCGTGAAGCCGTCTGGCATCACGAAAATCGCCATTCATGCCGACAAAAGCACCGCACCGAAGAAGTTCAGCATCCAGCCGGGCCAGACCGCCTGGAGTGCGCTGATGAACGTCGCCGAGGTTAATGGCCTCTGGCCGTGGATTGCCCCGGACGGTACGCTGATTATCGGCGGCCCGGACTACAGCGCCGCCCCCGTGGACTCACTCGTGATGCGGAAAGATGGCACCGGCAACCTGCTGCAGCTCGGTAAGCTGACCAGCATCGCCGGTCGCTACTCGCAGGTCACCGTACTTTCCCAGAGCCACGGCACGCAGAGCCACAACGGCGCACACAACCGGCACGGCACCGCGACGGATACCGGCATGACACTGTACCGCCCCTTTATCGAGGTGATGGGCGACACCGACACCGACGACATGGCCACCGCCCGTGCTCGTAAAATTCTTTCGGACTCCCGCCTGAAGGCGCTGACCCTTACGGCCACCGTCCGGGGTGTGCGCACATCCGGCGGCACCGCATGGCAGCCCGGCCAGCGCGTGGCGGTCAGAAGCGATATTCACGATATAGACGCGATCTATTTCATCATGGCCCGCACCATCCGCTGCGGGCGCGGCCAGGAGCTGGTTACCACGCTGACCCTGAAAGAGGACGGCATCTGGACGCCGGATGCATACCCGCGCTCCCGCCATAAGAAAAAAGGGAAACAGCAGGTGCCGACCTATCACACCTGGGAGGAAATCAACTGATGGACGTCACCGGCATCATCAACCGGCGCATCGCCAGTGCGCTGGCCAGCATCCGCAGACCTCTTCGCGCAGTTATTTCGCGCATCACCACTGACGGCGGCGTGATGACCGCCCAGCTTGACGGGCTGCAGGGCGAGACTCTGCAGGCGCTTGAGGTGTTTCAGCATTTCGGTATCACCTCCGTCCCGCCTGAAGGCGCAATGGCCATCATCCTGCCTGTCGGCGGGGACACCAGTCATGGCGTGGTGGTGGCTACTGAACACAGTGAATACCGCATTCAGTCCCTGAAGCCCGGCGAGGTGTCCATCTACAGCAGCGACGGGGCCAGTATTACGCTGAAGAACGGCAAAGCCATTCACATGGCGTGTGATGCATTCACTGCAGACTGTAAAACGTGGAAAGTGACCGCCAGTGAGTCAGCCGAATACGACACGCCGGACTTCTCCACCTCGCAGAACGCCACCGTCAAAGGGCTGCTCACGGGCAGCGGCGGCATGAGCATTTCCGGTGATAACGGCAGCGGCGCGGCGGCCAGCTTTGCGGGCAGCATCAGCCATACCTCCGGCTCGATCAGCTCCGTCAGCATCAAAATTAACGGCGTCGAGGTCAATAAGCACATTCACACCACCCCGGACGGCAATTCCGGCCCGATGCAGGCGGGTTAATCCCGTCCGGCCCTCGGCCCGGCGCAGCACTGCCGGGCCATCCCCGCCCCATATCCCGCGCCCGCACTAAAACCTCCCGTCACAGACAGACCACCACTCCACCCCCGTAACGGGCGCACCTCACGCGCGCGCGATAGTCTGCCCGGCATGGACAGAATGATTGATCCGGCTACAGGCGACTATAACGGTAAACGCACTACCGGCCTGGAGAACGCCGTACAGATGCGCCTGAAGACCCCGCTGGGAAGCTGGCTCTTTGATCAGGATTTGGGATCGAAGCTGCATCTGCTGCCCCGTAAGGATACGGAGCAGACCCGCGCGCTGGCTGAGCAGTACGCCTTTCAGGCGCTCTCGCCGCTCATCACGGACGGTCGCGCGACGGCGATCTCGGTCACCGCAACCCGGAAGCTGCCGGGCTGGCTCTCTCTTTCTGTCCGCATTACGCAGGCCACGGGTGACGTGGCCACGTTTGAACATCCGGTGAAGGTGAGCTGACATGCCGTTAACTATCCCGTCACAGGACGACATCGCCGGAAATTACCTGGATGAGGTCAGCAATCAGCTGCCGGATGCGGATGTTTACTCCGACAGCGACTATCGGGTGCGGGCTAACGCCACAGCCTCAGCGCACTGGGGTCTGTACCAGTACGTTGCATGGGCGCTGCGTCAGGCTTTCCCGGACACAGCGGACACGGAGTATCTGGAGATGCACGCCCGCCTGCGCAGTCTGACCCGCAAGAAGGCCACCGCCGCAGGCGGCAGCGTCACGCTGACCGGTAAGGCGGCAACCACTATAGCGAGCGGGCTTCAGTTCCGGGTTAAGGGCAATGACACTCTGTACCAGACCACTGAGGCGGGCAAGACCGGCACCGATGGCTCGCTCACCGTGACCGCGAAGGCCACCACCACCGGCACGGCGGGCAACCTGACCGCAGGCAGCACCGGCACGCTGGTCTCCGCGCCGTCCGGCATCGACAGCGCCGTGACGGTTGTCACCATGACCGGCGCGACCGACACCGAGACCGACGACGAGCTGCTGGCACGCCTGCTGGACGTGATGCGCCAGCCACCTGCGGGTGGCAACGCGCACGACTACAAGGTCTGGGCCGAGTCGGTGAACGGCGTCAGTGGCGCTTACGTGTTTCCGCTGCGGCGCGGGCTGGGCACGGTCGACGTCGTCATCACTGCGACCGGCGGTCTGCCGTCAGCCGAAACCCTGAAGGCCGTGCAGGACTATATCGACAGCGTCCGCCCGGTCGGTCCGGGTGCGGCGGGCTGCAAGGTGCTGGCTCCCACCATCAAAACCGTGAACGTCACGGCGGCAGTGGGCATCAGTGATAGTGTCACTTTTGATGCGGTACAGGGCGCAATCACAACCAGCCTCAATACGTGGTTTGATGCGCTCATTCCCGGTCAGGAGGCGATACGCAGCCAGGCGGGTGCGCTGATTTCAGACGTCGATGGCGTGCTGGATTACGAGCTGGCAAAACCCACCGCCAACGTCACGCCGACCGTGGACGAAAACACCGTCGAGTGGGTAAGGCCGGGCACGTTTACCTTCACTCAGCTGCAGGAATAGCGCGCGTGACCAGAGACGATTATTACAGTCTGCTGGCGCAACTGTTACCGCCGGTGACCTACGATGCCTCGGGTGAGCAGCTGAGCGCCGAACTCAGCGCCGAGGCAAAACTACTCGCTACAGTGGATGCGCTGATATCCGGGCTGGTCAGCTCCACCGATCCCAATCTGGCCACGCTCACGCTGCCGGACTGGGAGCGGGTTTACGCGCTGACCGTGAACGACAGCGACACCCTGCAGCAACGCCGCGCCAGAGTCATGGCTGCGCTGGCTGAGACCGGGGGATTGAGCCGCCAGTACTTTATTAACCTGGCAAAAGCGCTGGGCTATGACATAACGATTGATGAACCAGACGATCCAAAGTGGCGCTGGATAGTGAACGTGAACGGTGCACCTGAGCGCGTGTGGTATTTCCGCGTGGGTGAATCCGTTGTCGGCGACCGTCTGGAAGAAACAGGCGATCCCGACCTTGAAACCTTATTTAAACGTTTAAAACCGGCGCATACCGAGTGCCTGTTTAAATATTCTGAGGGCAGCAATAAATGAAACCCTTAATTGATTCGATTAATACCGACGACGGCCAGTTTCACGGTCGAGATAATCAGACCGGACAATTAGCCACCATCGTCACGCCGGTTTATATGAATGACACGCAGGGTGCAACCCGCAGCCTGCAGCGGGAAGTCATCAGCATATTAACTGCCGCAGGCATTAAGCCCGCCGACGCAACTAATGACCAGCTTTTAAGTGCGCTGAAAGCCCTGTTTCTGGCAGAAGACGACAGCCGCGTCAGCGGTGCGCTGCAGAAAGATAAAAACCTGTCCGATCTGACCGACTCTGCCAAAGCCAGAGGAGCCCTTTTCCTCGATAAGGTCGGTAACTGGATGGCCGTCCAGGCCAATGGCGGGCTGCACTCATCCGGTAATCACCACATTTATATCGACTGGGGTGAAGATGGAAAGCTTCATATAACTGTCGATACATCTGATGAGGGCGCGCTGTTTACGACGGTCAATCCACCGCCTTATCCTGTAACCAGCGTAAACAGTAAAACAGGTGCGGTAAGCCTGAGTAAGTCGGATGTGGGTCTGGGAAATGTTGGTAACTGGGCGGCCGTTCAGCAGGGCGGCGGAGCAAACCAGGGCACTAATAAACTTTATCTTGGCTGGGGAGCTGACGGGAAACTCAGGCTGACCGTTGACTCATCAGATGAGGGGGCTATGTATTACGAAAATAATCCGCCGCCTTACCCCGTAACCAGCGTGAATGGCACCACTGGAGCAGTTACAACAGCGGAGGCAAGTCTCGGCGCGGGTTGGTGGAAGGATAAGGCGACTGGTTTGATTTTTCAGACTGGCGGAGGTGCGAATAGC